AGTATATATGGCGCTATACGCCATGTAGCGGATTTTCCGTTTCATCATTGTGCCTCCTCATAAGCAATCCTCTGCCCGCACTCCGGGCAGGTCTCCGGCCTCCTGCTTGTCTCAGCCCCCCCTAGTTGGGCAGAGCAGTACGGGCAGGTATATACGACCGTGTGATATAACGTGTATTGCTCAATCGCCTGTTCCGGCGGTTTGCTCTTCCTGACTTTTTGCATCGGATTGCCTCCTAAAAACGATACTTTGTAACCGCAATCGGAAACGGCTCTATCTCGCTTGCCCATCGCGCCGTACCTCTGCCGTGCAGACGCTCCCAAATTAGCGGGAATCCCCCGATCCCGTCAAACAGGCTACCAAGCGTTGCGTCTGGCGGAAGGTATCTGCTTACATGGTACAGGACGTAATAAAACACAGGAAGGGCGATGCTGTTTCCAAGCGCTTTGTATCGCGGCGTATCCTTTGCGCCCGGAATGTCTGTCCACCCGTCCGGGTAGCCTTGCAGGCGTTCGCATTCCAATGGGACGAGGCGGCGGACGATATTTCCGATACGGACGGGCGAGATGTAATTTAGGGAATACCCCCCGTTTGGCTTTGCCTGTATTGTGCCGGACATATCTTTGCTTTCGCGTCCATTCCGGCAGTCAACGCTTGCCAAAATTGTTTCGCTGGAGGATGATCCGTCCCCAACACTCGCCGTTAACGTCCCTACGCCCGCCTCATATTCTTCAAAGCGTTTTTGTGTAAATGCTATAAGCATATTGCTGTATGCGTCCTGGCCTGTGACCCCTCCTGGATGGCTGTTTGCCATAAGTGGGCCGGTTACGTCCTGATAGGTACAAATCGCGGTATAATCCGTTACCCTGCTTTGATGGTCACCTGTTATGGTTGGGTATATTTCCGCACCGCCGTTACCTCTGCAATCAAACATACAGGGAATTTGGTTTGACCCGCTCGCCGTGCCTTTTAGTGTCGGCGCTATTTCTTCTCCGTAGCCGATTCCGCCAGCCTTAGCACCCTGGCCCGCCATAAACCCAGCGCAGACGTTCGGTGGCATTGATGATGCGTTTATGCACGGAGCGCGATCTTCCTCGTATTCAATGCTTCCTGTGGCGCTGCGCCATCCGTTAAACCCGGCTACGCCGCATATCTCTCCCACAATTCCTTCACCCGCTCGATGATCTCGGCATAATGCTCCGCCTGATATCTCAGCGCCGATTCCAGTGATTCCGGCAGGGGCTTCCCGCGTCGCTCTGCGCGGCGCAGAATTCCATTGCACGCTTTCGGGGTTAAATAGTATTTCGGCGGCGCGATTGCCTCCAAAATCCACGACAAGCGCGATTCTACGGCGGCGCTGGGGCACTCCCCAGTATTGGGCGTCCAAGATACGCCAGGCAATTGACCAGCTGTCTCCCATAATGGCGCCAGCGTTGAGCCACTTTTTTGGAGGTCTAGGGATAGAAACGGTATTGTCGCACAGGCGCGCAAGTTCCTGGAGAACTTGCCTAAAGTCCTCTCCTTTGTTGGAACTGAATGCTCCTGGGACGTTTTCCCAAACAGCGAAAGCTGGGTATACTCCATTGGTTGCTTCCCTCATTTCTTTGATGATTCTGACAGCCTCTAAAAACAAGCCGCTGCGTTCTCCCTGCAATCCCGCTCGCCGCCCTGCGATAGATAAATCCTGGCATGGCGATCCAAAAGTTATAACGCTGACAGGTTCAATCTGGCTGCCGTCCAGTTTCGTAACATCTCCTAATTGTTTCATAGGCCCTCCTTGTTTTGGGCGAGGTAGTTTTCAATCGCTTCAATCGCCTCTCCGGCTCCCCTGCACAGCGCCGTTTTATAGCCCTCCTTTTCCAGCGCCCCCAGCCATTCTTTTTGTTCCGGGGTCGCTCTGCCTCCTTTTGTGCGCTTCATCTCAATATACAGTCCATGATATCCCGCTCGCGCAGCTGGGAGGCACAGGTCAGGCACGCCGCTCTTCAATCCTTCTGCGCGCAACCGCCCGCCTGTGGCCATGCTTCGCCTGCCCTCATTCGGCACATGGTAGAGCAGCCGCAGCTCCGGCCATTTCCCGCTCGCATACTCCGCCCATTCCATCACAGCCCGCTGCTCTTCGCTCTCAGTCGGGATGGGCGGGGTAGGTTTCTTTTGTGGTGCGCTTTTCTGGGCGGGCTGCTTTTGGGGATGGAGCATAGCTTGGTATTCAGCGGCGCTCATGCGCCCAAAATGGGAGGAGGGTAACTCTCCAATTTTTTCGGAGGGTTCATGCTGCCCGCTCTCGTGACTTTGGAGATAAGCGCGGTATTCGGCGGTGGTCATGTGGTCAAAGATGGTCATTGCGTCACTCTGCCTATTTCTACGCCGCGCTTTTTCAGTTCTTCCGCCCACACTGCCTTGACTTCGGGTGAGCAATGTGCCATCGCATCTGCCCAGGTCGGCCAACATCCATGCGCATCGTAAAATTTGTACTGATAGTAGAGACTATCGCGGTTATGTGGTTGCTGTGGGTCGTGGACAACGGCGCATTCCGGGCAGGTGTCGGGAGGGACATTATCTAACATCATCATTCCATGCCTGTCTTTTAAGTATCCCATGTTATTTCATCCTCTCAATATATCGTTTATTGTGCCAAGTTGTGGCGAGCAGATCCTCCAGTTCAAATGGTTCGTGGCAGTGTGGGCATGAAGGAATCATCGTGTTTTCTCCCCGGCCCATTCTCCATTCCAATTCTTTTAATACGCGGCGGCGGGGATGGTAGTTCCTGAGTTCCTCCTTCTGCTGCCGAGCCATATCTAATTGGCTGTTAATATGTTCAAAATGACTTGCCAGTTTATATAGCGCTTCAAACGGCTCAATCACAGCGCCGCAATCCATGCACAGTACGAGGTGATTTGCGACATCAATCTCATAATGCGGAGTTTGGCATTGACACAGCTTTTTCCGGCCACATTCAATGCGAATTGCGTCAATGTGTTTTATTTGGTTGGGTATTCCGCTCATTGATTTCTCCTTTCCGACGCCAGCCGTACCATCCTGTAAAACTGGTAAGGCTCCCCGGTCAGCGGGCATATCCCGCTCTCGATACTATCCGGGTCTATGTAGTATCCCTTGATTGGCTTTGGCTCTTCCCGCCACGTCCTCGCCTCCCTGACCTCTGTTTTCGGGGGAGGGCGGCGCAGGTTTTTACTACAGCTCCACCGTTTACCCTTGATTTCCTCCCCCTGCGGGGATGTGCGCAGCTGATTCACATAGTAGTGTGCAAGCCGCCAGTAGTTGCCCGTATCATCCAAGGGCGATACGATCACTCGGCCATGCGGCCACATGAATTGCAAATCCCGATAATCCAGCCCGCTGATGACAAAGTGATGATGGATTGCGCCTCGTTCCCCGTAGGCGGTCACCGCCACATACCTCAGTTCATCTCCACGGCGGCGAAAATATTCTCGGAGTTTGCGCAAAAACTTCTCTCGATCTTTCTTTGCCTGTTCTGGCGTGGGGCGTTCCGCTTTGCGATAGGTTCCTATAATGCTCAGATCGCCCAGGCCGAAATTCTCATTGAGGATCCGGGTCAGCTCCCTTTCTGCGAGCTTTTTATTGTATGCTGCCATTGCTTCCGGGGTAGGGCTGTGCCGCTGCTGCCGCGCGCCCCTTGGATGCTTTCGGATGGCAAGCTTTTGCACTTCAACCGTCCTTCCGGCCCGGTAGGTTTTCTGTAGGTACATGGCGAGCTCCGTCCCTTCTTTCTGTCGTGCTCACGTCGGAGTGTTAATACTGTGAGCAAGCCGCATTGGCGCCCGCAGGCGCCAGAAAAAAATTGACTTCCCGCCACAAAAATGCTATACTTTATATGTAAGGTTTGGGCGGGAAGCCCTGCTGGTTTATGAGGTCTGATCTCAGTGGCTGCTGAGATCAGACCATTTTTTATGCCTCTCGGATAATGGTGAAGAAGTCCTCCGCCAGTGTAATTACCGTTTGAATAGCCCATCCCTCTTCCCAAGCTTTCTCAAATCGCTTGGGGTCGTTGCAAAATGCGCCAAACAGCGGATCTTGCTCAACCGCATAAAAGGCCTCCTTAATTTTTGCTTCGTCGGCCTCCGGCCAATCCCACAGCGCATATGTACCATCCGGGCGCTTTTTCACAATGAGCTCTTACTCGTTTAGCGCCCGATATATGTTTCTATACAGCTCTGCTTCCGCCACACAAAGTTCTTTCTGTCGCCTGGCCAATTCCTCCGCTGATAGCTTCGGGTCTTTTACAATGACCCGATACAGCTCGTCCATTTGTTCTTCCGGCATGGTTATGCCCCCTTCTGTATTTTCTCCCCGGTATACGGGTCGCGGCCCTGCCTGGACAGCTCATCCCCTATTTTCCTGCGCATGTGGTCAATCCACTCGCTTTCGATCCATTCCCACACAATCAGCAGGTTCTCCGACCGCTCAAGCAGCTCGTCGTATTGGTATACGCCCGGCATGCCGCTTACCGCCCGGCATCCTTTCACTGCCAGATATTCCGGCGATCGGATGCCATAGTCCGAATCACCCTCGTTCGGGCCGTGCTCAAGCAGGGCCAGCGCCCCGCCTCCAAACGACCAGATCACACGCATCATTCAGCCTCCCTGTCGTCTAATGCTGCGTCCAGCACCTTGCGCTTGTCCATCAGGCATGCGCGGTATTTGCAGTGACCGACACTCGCGGTGGTATCATGATGCCGACATCCTTCGTAGCAGTGATCCATGCAGATCGCAGCCTGGGCTTTGGGGCAATGTACCCATACCTGTGCCCCAGCGGGCCTGCCGTTGCATACCGGGCAGGTCATGACGATACTCCTTGTTCGATTGGTTCCAATATCCCGCACTCCTGCACCCGGTGGAACTGGTTGGCAAACGGCAGCAACGCATTCCGCGCCTTGATGTACTCTGGATCATCGCAGTCCAAAGCACACAGATG